AAACGGTCAGTTAATGGGGTCAGTCCTTAGCTTCCCGATTTTGTGCTTGATTAACTTTATCTGCCTTTGGCAGGCATGGGAGATTCGGCTTTGTCGGAAGCTTCTCTGGACTGAGGTCCCGGGTCTCGTGAATGGTGACGATGTTTACTTCCAAGCGGATGCTACGCTTTACGCTATTTGGAAGAAGGTCGTTGCCAATGCGGGATTTGTTCTCAGTGTGGGTAAGAACTATACCCATCGTCGTTATGCGACGATCAACTCGGAACTCTGGGACCTTAGCACCAGAAAGAGGATTGAATATTTCAACATTGGTCTTCTAGTGGGGCAATCGAAACTTCAGACCACCACGATGCTGAAACCTATTTGGGATTGGCACCGAGAAGTTATCGATGGAGCGAGTAACCCCGCCCGTGCGCACCGGCGCTTCCTCCATTACCACCGGGAGGCGATCCAACAATTCACCAACTCTGGGAAGTATAATCTTTTTGCTTCTCGGTCCCTTGGTGGACTTGGGTTCCTTCCCGTCTTGGGAGTTGAGGTAGCCTACACACGGTTCCAACGCTTCGTCGCCGGAGTTTTACTCCGGCGGTACGCGTCGGGAACCACTGTGTCTGCTTACCGGAACGAACGGATTGGGCTGATCGACGATGTCGATAAGTCCGATGGAAAGATACTCTCGCACCGTACAGTAACGGATAACCGAAGAGTTGTCCTCTGTTCCCGTGGCTCCCCGCCACCTGACTTTCCCTTCACTGAAATACGGAGTGTTACCGATTCGCCCGTTCTCCTCCAACGTCAAGTTGATTGTGAGAAACGGATCCGAGGTATTCGACTTCGCCGGGGAGAGTGCTCTCGCTCCGATGTATGGACTCTAGTCCCGAGGCATCGGATGCTGGATGAGTACGCTCCTGTTGTTCCCCTCGACCTAAGCACGTCGTTAAAAGGCAGCCGGGATGGTGACCTGATTGCTGACCTTGAGTCGGTGAAAGGTGTCTTGTCCTGGAATAGGGTCCCACATGGTGATAGCCCAAACAACCTCTATCCGGTTCCTGAAAAGGAAGCGGTGGAGAGGTGGCTAACCAAAACGCCAAGAGACTGCACGGAGCTCCTTAAGCGCGGCTCGACGGGTTTCCCAGGGAAGTTCTTTCAGAACCGAGAATTCTCGGATCTCCAGGATCGTACTTGGATGAAGACCGTCGAGGCGCACTAAGTTCGTGTGGGATGTACAGTCCCTCCGTTACGGAGGAATCCTATATGAGTAACAACAAACCAGCGAAGCGACAAGTGAAAGTCGCCCGTAAAACTACCCCCCTGACCAAAGTCGCCACTGCAGCGACTAAAAAGAAAGGTGCAGTAGCAAAGCCGATGTTGAAGGCCTTGATGTCGTTAGCAGGCATGTCTAGCCACCCTCTTGAGGGGCTGATTGATGCTATACCTGACGACGTCCTCGAACGTTATCGAGGCCGTGACCCAAACGATACTATGCATCGTCCTTCCGAAACCTCCCGCACACGTCGTCGCGAGTATAACTACTCAGACCACCCGCGTGGGGGGAGGGAAGGAAACGGTTTCCCGACCGGTTCTTTCCCGATGCCAGTTCGTATGGAGTCTGGGGTGGGTCCCTTCTACCTGAGAAGAAACGGCAAGGCTCAACGCCTTACTGATCTCTCTGGCGAGAGTGACCCTGAGGATTCTATTCGATATGAGTTCTCTGACCTTATCCCCTACTCCGTCGCTACGGATGCAACCCCACACCTCCAGCAGCTGCTCAAAACTGGAGGTGGCACCTATCTTGGTGCCATCGCCATAACCCCCTCGGATATGAGCCCTAAGTTAGCCGTACTTGAAACTTTGTACGACAACTACTGTTTCCGAGAGCTGACATTTAGCTACATTCCTACTGTCGGGACTAACACTCCTGGCACGATTGGATTGTGTGTTAGTGTCGAGCCCTTACAGGACACGACCTTAGCCGCTGCAGGTATCACATTCGCTCAGGTACTCGAGCATTCATGTGCTACCGGTGTAACAGTCAATATGCCGACCCATTTCACCTATAAGTGCCACGGTACGAAGACGTACGTGACTACTTCGGTTGGAGCTACCATTATAGATCAGTATGCCCAAGGGTATCTGTTTTGTTCTGGTACAGGTCTCCAGGTGAGTATACCGTTAGGTAACATTGTGGTATCTGGAGTCATCGATCTCTATACTTCCTCTGAAGTTAACACAAATCCTGTCTTGCAGGAGGAGTTGATATGGAAGAGGTATTGTTTTAGAGAGTGGTGGCAATATTACCACTCTGGACACTTTGACGGTATCAAGCCTTTGGAATTCTATCAAAGGTATTGTGCCGCCCTCCGAGTCCGCGAAGCGCGGAAATTGATTCGGGTTCAAGTCGAACCAGTTCCCTTCTCTGTTGAGGAGAAGAAGAATTGATTGACCTTTGCTCCCCCAACACTCAAAACTTCTTTCTGTTTGTTCTGAGAGTTGTCCTAGTCCTAACCATTCTCGTCCTATTGAGGAAAGGCCTCTTCTCCCGTCCCGAGAGGGACCCACTGACTACCTTACCCTTGAGTTTTCAAGTACTAAGGAATCTAGCGGTGGGGCAAGGAGAGGAATCGCCCGGAGTCTTGCCGCGCGAGGATGGTGGAGTCGCTGTTGTAGATGCGTTTGCCAATGTTGGTATCCCGGGCATTGCCCGGGGCGGAACTTGCCAGATGCTGCTATACGGTGATGATTTAT